GGGTGGTAGGCATAAAATTTTAGAAAGGAGGAGGTGCCTTGGGATGGCTAAATTTATTCAAGCGAGAAGTTCCAGAACCGAGTTTTGAATTTGATGAGCTGGAGCGGATCTTTGGAAATCTGCAACTAAAGAGCCTGTCGATTGACAAGGCTGCTGAATTTGTGGCCCGCATCTTTGCAAGGTCTGAGTTTAAGTTCATTGAGAATGGAAAAAAGAAGGCTACTGATTGGGATTATCTGCTAAATGTAAGACCCAACAAGAATGAATCTGCTTCTGAGTTTTGGCAAAAGGCGGTTTACCGCTTATTGACCAAGAATGAAGTACTGATTTTCTTGACGAATGATGATCAGTTATTGATTGCCGACTCATACATCCGACAGAAATATGCTGTGTTTGATGACACATTCACATCTGTGAGTTGTCAAGACTATACTTTCCAGAAACCATTCAAAATGAATGAAGTTATTTTCTTGCAATATAACAACAATCGTCTTCAAGAGTATTTTACTCAACTCTTCAATGATTATGAAAAACTACACACTCGACTGGTTGAAGCACTTGCACGAAACAATCAAATTCGTGGAGTACTCAGCACCAGAACGAATGCAAGTTTTGATGAATCCAAGCGAGAAAAGATGCAACGATATGCAGACGGTCTTTTTAAATCATTTACAACCAAGACAGTAGCAATTGTCCCAGCTCAAGAAGGAATGGAATACTCAGAGCTGACAAACACTACCGGGACATCGAACCTATCCGTAGATGAGCTCAAGAAGCTCCGTAGGCAATTTGATGATGAGGTGGCCGACATCTTAGGAATTCCTACTGCGCTGATGCATGGGGACATGGCTAATCTGGAAAATAGTCAGAAGATGTTTAATAGCTATTGCTACCAGTCGCTTGTGAAGAAAATGAGCGATGGTCTGAACTTTGCTTTGCTCAGCAAAAGCGAGTACAAAGATAATAAGCGCCTTGTCATTGTTGGTGAAGGGCAAAGAGACAAGTTCTCTCTTGCTCAAAGTATTGACAAGCTGATTTCTTCTGGATCCATGCTCATCAATGAGGTCCGTGAGGAACTTGGCCTTGAAGCTGTACCGTGGGGCGACAAGCCTCTGATCACTAAGAACTATCAACTTGGTGAGGATGTAGAGAAGGGAGGTGAGAAAGAAGATGAAAGTGATTCCGATTAAGGGAACCATTGTGTCGAACAATGACAGTTGGATCTATGATTGGTTCGGCTGGGATTATACCGCTCCGAAGAATGTCACACTTCCAGAAACTGGTGAGGACATCGAAGTCCACATCAACTCTGGCGGTGGTGATGTGTATGCTGGTAGTGAAATCTATACCGCTCTGCGGTCCTACTCAGGGAAAGTAGTTGTTAAGATCGTGGGCATTGCTGCAAGTGCAGCAAGCGTCATCGCTATGGCTGGTGACGTGGTAGAAATTAGCCCTACTGCACAAATCATGATCCACAATGTATCATCAAATGTTACTGGAGACCACAACACTCTACTGCATGAAGCTGGAGTGCTTGAAGGATTTAATAAATCTATCGCAAATGCTTATGTCGACAAGACTGGCAAGTCATTGGATGATTTATTGAATTTGATGAATGAGACTACCTGGTTCGATGCTGAATCAGCAGTAAATCAAGGATTTGCCGATAGAATCATGTTCGCTGGAGAAATTGCTCCTACATTTGCTGCAAGCGAGACCCCAATGATTCCACATGACTTTATCAACAAAATGAAGTCAGCAATGACTCCTGATGTTGATAAAATTGCTGAGCTGGTAGCTAATAAGCTGGAAGCTCGACAGATTGAAAAAGAGACTTTTGAAAATAGTGAATTCGTACAGAAAAAATTCAATATTCCAGAAAGTCAAAAAAATAACACAAACGAGGCTGTACCGAAAGGGTTCGGTCTTTTTGCATTTTAGAAAGGGACAATACTAATGACAATGCAATTATCAAACAAATTCAACGAAATTCGTCAGAACTTTTTGAACGCTGTAACAAATGGCGCACCTCAAGAAGAACAAGCGAAACTCTACAACGAAATGATCGAGTCGATGACAAATGAAATGATGGAACAAGCTCGTCATGCTGCTCATGAGGAAGTTTCAGCAATGAATCCTTATGATGCTAAATTGACTGCCGAAGCTCGTGAATTCTTCAATGACATCGACAAAACTGCTCCTGTAGGAGTAGAAAAACTCTTCCCACAAGAAACTATTGACCGTATCTTTGATGATATGGTTAAATCTCGCCCACTCTTGCAACATATTGGATTACGCAATGCTGGCATCCGCCTTAAATTCCTCAAATCTACTCAAACTGGACAAGCCGTTTGGGGCAAGATCAACGGTGAAATTCAAGGTCAATTGAAACAAGCCTTCAACGAAGAAGAAGCAATTCAAAACAAGCTGACTGCATTTGTAGTTATTCCTAAAGATTCCGAAAAATTTGGCCCTGCTTGGTTGCAATCATTCGTTTCTGCTCAAATCACAGAAGCATTTGCTGCTGCTTTGGAAGCTGCTTTCTTGAATGGTGACGGAGACGGCAAACCTATCGGTCTTTCTCGTACCCTCACTGGAACTGCGGCTGGCAATAAAACAACTTTTGCAGAAAAAGAGGCCCAAACTGCGAACCTTACATTTGCTGACTCTGCAACCGTTGTCAAAGAGTTGACTGCTGTGTACAAACATCACTCTGTTAAGTCTGACGGAAATCCAGTTGCAGTTGAAGGAAATGTCGTTATGGTAGTCAACCCAGCTGATGCATGGGATGTCAAAAAACAATACACTTCCTTGAACGCTCAAGGAACGTATGTGACTGCAATGCCGTACAACTTGATCTTAGTTGAGTCAGTTGCTCAAACTGCTGGTAAAGTGACTACATTCGTCAAAGGTCGCTATGATGCATTCGTAGGTGGTGGAATCGAGTTTGGTCGCTTTACTGAGACTTATGCTCTCGAAGACTTGAACCTCTACACTGCTAAGCAATTCGCTTATGGTAAGGCTCACGATGAAAAGACTGCTGCTGTCTGGGTATTGAAAATTAAATAATAGGTGGTGACACCAAATGGAAGAAACAAAACAATTTCATCCGCTTCTAGGGACATTCAAGGAGCGGATGAAAATCTTTCATGATGCCGAAGACGGGAATCTTTCAAGGATGTTGACTTCATCCGAAAAAGCAATTCTTGACTTAACAGGAGCATTTGATTTGTCAGATTCTCGCACTGAAGAGCTTGTTTTGGAACGTGCAAGATATTTGTACAATGATCAAGTCGAGTTTTTCTTTGCAAATTTTCAAGGAGAACTCCTTGAATTATCACTTCAAAACCACCCAATAGGAGGAAAAGAGTGCTAGAAACAATCCAAGATTTCTTTGACTTAAAAGAAAATGTCGTTCGACACGTTGGAGACATTTTTGAAGTTGATGATGATCGAAAAAACGAATTGATGAAGAAATTACCTGATTTTGTTAAAGAATATGATTTAGTAGCTTCGAAAATTCCAAACGAAGATGTAGCTGTGGAAGATGAATAAGCCTGAGTTTAAATACCAGAAACCAGAAACCAATACAAGCGAATTAAGAACTCCAGTAGAGTTTTATAACTCAAAAGTACTTGAAGGATTAGATGGCAGGGATGTGAGCTTTGAAAAAGTATTTTACACATTCGCAAAAGTCTACTCACCAAGTTTAAAGGATATCGAAATTTCAACAGGTAAATCAATGACTGCAAAGATGACCTTGAAAATAAGAGACCCTTTAACAAGTTATCAACCTGATAATAAGCATTTTGTACAAGTGAATGATCACCGATTAGAAAATAAAAAATGGCAGATCATTGACGTTCGTCCCGATTATGACAACCGTGATTATTTAATTGTTGTTATTGGTGGGCCAAATGACTAGTGGTGCTACATTAAGAGGCTTCGATGAAGTCGTCCGGAATTTAGAATCAAAGCTCGGTGATGCGAAAGTAAGAAGATCTGCAAATAGAGCCTTGAAAGGCGCAGCAACTGAAACACTCGAAGACTTTAAAGTCGCTCTACAAGTTTTTAAAGACACCGGAGAAACAATTGAAAGCGCAACAGTCGGAAATGTAACGGGTGCTTTTGAAGGAGTGCCAATGGTTAAGCTCGGTTTTGGTGCTGGCTCACGTTGGCGATTGGAACATTTGAACGAATTTGGATATGCCAAAAAGGCTCATCCAAGAGGATTCGGTGTTATCCGAAGATTTTCGGAAGCCAACAAAGAAAAATTTAAATATAGGTTAGCAACTAAATTGAAAGGAGAAGGGCTTGGATGATTAAAGACAAGATGTCAGAAATATATGATGCTCTGATGAGCGATGAGGAACTTTCTAAAATCACTATCAAATCATTTGAGCGTCCTGAAACCTTACCAACAAATCAGACGAGTATTGTTATTATCCCACTAGGGCCACCTATCCAAAGTGACCAGGGAAGCAATACAAGTTTTTCAAAAACATTTCTTTATCAAATCAATGTGGAATCGACCAATCGAATTGAATGTAAAAAATTGCAAGGTTTGGTCGAAAAGGTTATGGAATCGCAAGGATTCTATCAAATTGCTGGGGGCCTAGATGAATGGATCCCCGAAATTAAACGTTATGCAGATGCCAGAACCTATAAAGGGAAAAGCAATCTGTATGACGATTATTAGAAAGGAAATTTAATATGACACAACAAAAACAAGGTACAGCGACAGTCGGTTTTAAAAGCTTGACAGTTCGCATTTTGGATGGGAACCAGACTATAACTGAGGGAGAAAACCTCTTTATCATCCAAGGTAAAAAAGGGGAAGGTGCCACTCAAACAGCTAAGATCACTGGTCTTGCCGTTGACCCTACAAAAACATTTGGAAGCAATATCGCTTACCATGTAAACAATCGTGGGGTCGGAGATGTCAAAGTAGATCTTGGTCTCTTGGATATCCCCGTAGCACTCTACGTTAAAGCTCTCGGCTACGAAAACGATGATGACATCCTTGACTTTGGAGCTGACACAGTTTCAAAAGATGTTGCGATCTTGCTCGAATCAAACACTGCAGATGGTGGTGGAGCTTACTACGGATTCTACAAAGGGAATCTTTCAATGGATGCGATTGATCTTAATACGATCAAAGATAAAGCTGATGAGCTTGCTACTACAGATGTATCATTTGCTGCAGGCGCAAGTACTGACGAGCAAACTAAGAACAAGTACGGTACAATGTACTTTGGTAGCGATGAAACCAAAATCAAGAAATTGAAAGCAAAACTTGGTATGGCAGCAGCGGGATAATAATTGGGGCATTTAGCCCCTTTATTTATCTTTATATCGTTGTAAACCTTTGCAATTATTGATATAATAAGTTGTGGAGGTTTTGCTATGAAAAATAAGAAAAATACAGTTTTGTTGACATTAACA